GATATTTATTACCTGAGTCTATACCTTGAATGGAGTTACATGCAACCGCTTCCCGACCGGCCTATTGTTGCTTACTTTTCACACCGGGAAGAAAACCCGGTGAATGGGCCGAAGTCGAGGCTGTTTGACAACGTGGCGAGTTTGGTTGACTTGCGCATAGTTACAGCGGGGATGTATCGTGATATGTTGGCTGATTGCGGGCCTACCGTGCAGATACCTGCACCGGTTGAACGAGAACGGTTCACAATTCCTGGAAAACTTTCTGGTAGAAAGGCTCTTACAGCCGGTTTCTCTGGTTATGTCTACGGAAATAAACGAAAAGGGGAAGATTTAGCCAGCCGATTGGTGAATTATTATCCTGCTGTTTCCTGGCGAGCGAGTGGGCGCGGCTGGCCAGCGTTGACACGACGCTTCACCTGGGCAGAAATGCCAGCGTTTTATCAGTCATTAGACATTCTGGTAATTACGGCGCGTGTCGAAGGCGTTCCGATGCCAGCACTAGAGGCGCTTGCTTGTGGCGTGTCGGTAGTTGTCCCGCGTGGCGTTGGATTGTTGGATGAATTACCAGAAATACAGGGCATCCACCGATATGATCGCGGCGATGCCAACGACTTGATACGCGCTTTTGGCGAGGCAGTAGATACAAGGTCCTGCACCAGCCGCGAGGTATTACGCGCGGTGACACAATCGTACACAATTGAGGCATGGATACAAGGTCACAAGTTCGCAATCGAACGAATGAATGAGGAACCTATGGAAAAAACAATCACTGGTCGGGATGATAAAATTATGAAAACCATCCGGCAGTCATGGCCCGAGGTTGACACCGTTTTGAAATGGACGACCAAATACATCCCCAAAATCAAGCGACAAGTAGCTGAGTATCAAGGCGCGATCCTGGCGTACTATGCACACACGTATAACAAACCTGGGGCGCGGTTTCTTGAAATTGGCACGGCGCTTGGTTACTCGGCTTGTGTCATGGCAACGGCTGCACCGATGGCCAGAATCACGACCTTGAATCCTAAGGACGGCGAATATCAGAAAGCCGTCAAAAATTTGTCAGTTCGTTCTAACGTCCGAGTTGTAAAGCAAACATCGGAAGAATTTTGGCATAGTGACAACGGTCAATACGATATGATTTTTGTGGACGGCGATCATCGGTATGCGATGGTGCTACATGATGCACAGTTTTTCAACCGATTGAAACCAGGCGGCCTGATTATCTTTCATGACTATTCGCCTGATGGTAGTGACCGGCCAAGTGATGGCAGCTACAAGGCGCTTAATGATTTGGCAGAAAAGCATAGGCCATTTGACGTGAAGGTGATCGGAACTGGTAACGTTGGCATGGTTGGTTGGATTCGCCAGTCGGGGGAAGAGTGGGCATGAACCGAGGGATTTACTGCGTAGCATTTGGCGATCCGGCGCGGGCGTGTGCCGTTGACATGATGAAAAGTGTCAAACAGTTTTTGCCGGATATTCCAATTGCGTTGGCAGCCGATAAACCGATTGGCATTGAAGATATTTTCATCAGCCAACCGGACAAGGACATTGGCGGCCGGTCGGTAAAACTCATGGCCTATGATTTGACGCCGCCTGAGTGGGGCGCAGTGTTATATTTGGATGCTGACACGGAAGTGACTTCTCCCGACGTGCAATTCTATTTTGATTTGATTAGTGACGGTTGGGAGTTTGTCATCTGCAAAGACCCGATGCGGGAGGACGTAGCACAGTTGCCACGTCACAAATATGACGCGGCTGAATTGGTGGACATCGAAACAAAACTTGGGACCTTGCATACGCTCATGCTGAATGGTGGCGTGTGGGCATTTGCCAGGAGCGAAAACGTCAAGGCATTTTTTGACGCTTGGCAAACCGAGTGGGCAAAATATGGCAGGCGCGATCAAGGCGCTTTGTTGCGAGCTTTGTATACTCATCCGTTGAGGCTTTATATTTTAGGAAATGAGTGGAACTACTTTCCGGCATACAGTCACCGTATCACACAACCAGCTGGCCTTATGCACTATCCTGGCAAGGCGCGGCGATGGGGTGGCCAGATACCGGGGCGATTGGATAGTGACGTGGCCTGGTCACATGTAGAGAGATGGGAGAAGGGGAAGCGCAGATGAACATAGGCATTTTGCTATTAGAGCGTGATGAGATTATCGAAAGCCGTGCTAAGCGATACAAGGTCAATTTGAAGTTGGGTGACGCTTTGTCACTGCCATTTGACAGGACACTCATCACGAAACCGGGAACGGCCGTTCCGTGGGAGTTGTTACCGGCAGCTTGGGAATTATTGGATAAATGGGATGCGGCTGTACCCTTTTGGGAGTATACCGAAACGGCCGTAAACGTTGGCAGTCATGAGGATCGGAAACGGACACAGGACGTTGTACGCGATTTGCGGGTTTTGTTACATGCGACTGAGTTGGTTTTTGTGAAAAAGAATCAGGTGGGAATTGACCTTGTATCGTGTTGGCAGGACGAACTGGCACACGGCGGCGATGAACGGCTTGCGTTTTTAAGAGCAACATACAAGGTCAAACCGCGTTTGTGCATCCTGCCAACCTCATGGCTAAATGCGCGGCGCGTGGTAGTGACTGCATTGCCACGTCAACCGCGGAATGCAGACAAGCCGCTGATTCGTGTTGAAATTCAGCCGGGCCGTTTTGTAAAATGTCACGAGGGTGATGAAAAAGTGGTATTGGCTATGATGGATAGAGGACGGAGGTAGATATGGCTATTGTAAGTAAGAAAAGTTTTTCGATTGATGATCAGAAAGCGCGGCAAAATAAAGGGCCGCTTGTACGCGTAGAACTTCGGCCGGGCCAGTTCGTGAAAATGCATGAAGCTGATGCAATTGAGGCCGGGCATATTAAACCGAAAACCGAACTGGCACAAAAGTCCAGGCCTGCGCAGGAAAACAAAATGCGGTTGCCTGAGACTGAAAAAGAAGCTCTTCCCTCCCCTGCTGACTTTGGAGAAATCGACGGCGTGGGGCCTGCTACGGCGCGGCGGTTGATTGCGCAGGGCATTACCACGTTTGATGAGTTGCGAATTGCAGATCTATCTTTCCTGAACGAAAAACAGCGCGGCGCAATTGAGGAATGGAAAAATGGCTGATGACAAAATGTCACTAAAGGATTTTCGCGATCTTGGTTTTCTTCAGGAAGCCAATAGACAATTTTTTCATCCGCTTGGTTTGGCGCTTGGTTTGGTGGCTAATGAAAATGAAGATTATAGTTCAGTCATCATTTACGATTGGCGCGATGATCCAGATGGTGGAATGTTCCAATCGTTGAACGAACCAAGAGACAAAGAGTGTTATGAATACATTAAATTTATTCATGACGAAAAAGCGGCAGTTCGGTTAGAAAAATTTGGATTTGTTATCCAGCCGATAGGCCATGTTTTAGAGGAATCAAATGGCTGACTTTTGCACGGTCGACGATGTGGCGAGTTTCCTGCAGGTGTCAATCACGACAGCGGCGCAAATTGCAGCGGCTGAACGTGCTGTTACCGAAGCAGCGGCAGCGATACGTAACTATACGAACCAGTATCTTGAATTGGTAGAGGATGAGACAATCATGCTGGATTCACGCGGCGGCACGCGGTTGTTTTTGCCTGAGTTGCCGGTCACTGAGGTGACTGAGGTAATTGAGGATGATGAAACGCTGGATGTTGACGATGATTACAAACTTGGACAATGGGGCATCCTGCACCGGGTAGGCGGCGCAAAGTGGGATAAAGGAATCCAGATTATCGAGGTTACGTATAGTCATGGTTATGCTATACTGCCTGATGACATCATAGCGATTGCCACACGTGCGGCAGCGCGGGCATATCAGGCGGGCTTGCGAGCTGAATCAGATGACGCGGTTTTGGGTGTGCAATCGAAAAGCCTGGGTGATTTTTCAGTGGCGTATAGCAATGAGAGTGTGACCGATGGCACGATGGGCGCAAGTGCTGCAAGACTTTTGCTGATGAGTGAAAAAGACATTTTGAACCGGTATCGAAAACCATGACAGTCTTTGAATCACTCCTCAACAATGCCGGAACGGTTTACCGGCGTACTCGCACAAGCGACGGGCAAGGCGGATGGGAAATTGATTATGTCTTGTACGCAACGATACAAGGTCGCATTCGTCCCGCCGGTGCTGGCAACACTGAACGCGACGTGGCCATGTTGGAAAACCGGCGCGTGACTCATGTGCTTTATGTAGTGGCTGGCACTGACATTCAGCGGGGTGACAGGGTTTACATTGGCGATTTAGTTGTGGATGTGGAAGCGATTAGAGAACCATCATTGGCCAATGAACACCTTGAAATTGATTGCATTGAATATCAGGTAGAAGCGGCAACGGTTGTAAGTGGCTCATGATAATCAAAAAGTGGAACACGCGCCAATTTAAGCAGGAAACTATCAACAGCCTGGGGCGCAATGGCGAGGCCGTTGGCGCGTATGTACGGCAGGATGCCAAGCGGCGACTACTGAGAATCCAGGAACCGGAATGGGGTGCAAAGTATCGGCGTGGGATAGTGGCAAACCTGATTGATTACGCCATTGATACAAGGTCCAACGAAGTAGCCATTATCCTTACCGTGAAACCATCACCTGACACGCAACATCATGGGTTTTATATCGAGACTGGCAGTCGAACGCACGGACCTCAGCCGTTTTTAAGACCGGCCGTTTTTGAGAACGGCAAAATTATTGTGAAACTCTTGGAACGCGGATGAGTATTTTAACGGCAGCAATCTACCAGAAATTAGCCAGCGATGTGACACTAACTGATATGCTGGCAACGTTTGGAGATGAACCGGCAGTCTTTACGACCGACCCGGTTCCCGGTAGTGCGACGTTGCCTTATGTGGTATCGGCTGGTGAGGTTTCGCAATCACCATTTGATACCAAACAAACGCGGGGCCGGTCGCTTATTCGTGACGTGCGCTGTTACGCGGCGGCTGATGGTAGCGCAATTTTGATTGAAGCAATTGCCGAACGAGTGCGGGCACTTCTGCACCGGCAGGCGTTGACGATTAATGGGTATAGCTGGATGCTCTCGGATTGTGTCGGGCCAATTGTGGCCGATGATGACGAGGTATACGGTCGGATAATTAGTGTAAATGTGGTAACGCAACAAACGGAGGTTTGACATGGCTGATAGTGACGCTGGTGTAAATGGTGCAAGATTTTTAGTATTGGTAAATACGGGAACGCCTACGGTTCCGGTGTACACGGCCGTTGGTTCGCAACGGGATGCAACGATTGATGAGGCCAGTGACAATGTAGATTACTTCTCAAAGAACAGTCGGGCGCAGCGGGTAGGATATGGCCGGTATTCGGCTACGTTGTCATTCGATCATCTGTACATCGAAGACGACGCTGGATATTTGGCACTTAAGGCAGCCAATCGGAATGGTGACATGATCCTGGTAGCACGCGAATTGGATGATGTTGTTTTAGAAACGGCAAATGCGAAAGTTGATTCTCTCGGTGAATCCTATCCGGATCAGGGCGAATCGGTTGTAAGTGTCGCGATGACGGTTGATGGTGAATGGACTGAGGTAGGTAGCTAATGGCAGCGAGAGGAGAGGGTATCATC